TTCTTCTGCTTGAGCTAAAGCTCTTGCTTCATCTGGTAAAGCCTTTGCGAGTGGTGCTATTTTTCCCCCTGCTTCCGCTACTTGTTGTAGCTGTTGCATTTGTTGCATTTGTTCTTGTTGAGCTTGTGCTTGTTGTCGTTCAGCATTTAATTGAGATTGTGGTTTTAAAACTTTTTGTGGAACACCAACAATGTCTGCTAAATGTCTAACGAGTTTATCCATATTAATATGATCGAATACTGGAGCAACATTTGATAAGCTACCCATGATTTCTATTGCTCTCATAATTGATTGTAATTCACTAGACTTTTGTGCTTTAGCTAGTGGAGATACATATTCGATTTCAATATCTTTACCGCTTAAAAATTCTGGAGCTGGTCTAAATAAATTCTTTCTAAGTATAATATTAAAAGTTCTATCAATTAATGGTTTTAATAATTCAGATTGAAGTCTACCTAAAACTGGACCAAGTAATCTCATCTTCTCTTCGTTTCTTTGAATCACTTCTGTTGCGGTCATCTGTGGACCATTTTGCATCATTAGTTGATTTACATAGAACGCATTTCGAATTGAGTTTCTTCTTTGCTCTTCCATGTTTAAACCTAGTGGAGTATTTGCTCCAATGTTTAATGCTTCAATTCTATCTCTTGTACCACTTCTATAAAAATTTAAACCACCAGGTACTGTTCTTACTGGTAATATAAATCCATCATCTGGAACAAGTAAAGGTGGATCAACTTGTTTCTGTGCAGACTTGATTGTAGTTTTAGACATTTCATTTAGCATCTTGACATCTGGCAATGCGGTCATTGCAGGTGATCTTCCATAAATTTCATGGGATGCTTTTAAGTATCTTGGTACTACAAATGGAAATTCTTTAAATCCAGATACAGATAATTGTTCACCACTAGCATATTCAATATACACAGATTCAAATGGCATATTTGCTTTATCTTGTTTCTTAGGATTAAAATCTGATCTTGGATATACTGCATGAATAATTTCTACTTCATCGTAAGGATTTTTATTATTGATTGTATCAATCTTAGTTGATATTCCAGTACCAAATTGTTGTATTGCAGCTCTTGCTGAAAGTTTAAATTTTCTAAATACTGTATCAATTCTACCTTTATCATTTTCAGCAATAAAGATTTCATTAATGTGTCTTGTAGAAAATTTTATAATATCATCTGCATCTTCTTCAATATACATTGCTGCTGTACCAAAAGTAATTAGATCGTGATACAGTTCAAAAATTTCTTGTTGGAAGTTTGATTTATTAAATGCTGCATACATTGTTTCTGTTGCAGACTCTAACCATTCTTTTGCTTCATCCTCATTTTCCATTTCATCTTCTTTGAATCTTAAAGAGAACCAAGGAGTTGATGGATTAGTTAGCATACCATGTAATGATGCTGCTAAAAGTTCTACTGCTTGTAATGGAGAAGAATCAAAAATAAGTTCAGTTCGTTTATCACCTCTTGATCTTAATTTAGTGACATCTGCTTTTCTTGGTTGCATATAATCTGCAACTTCTTGCCAGTGGGTTTCCCAATTTTGTCTTTGAGATTTTAAACGATCAAATCGCTTTAATAAACTTTTTGTTAAATCTGTTTGTGCCATACTATCTACCTAATAAACTTGGTTTACCTAAAGTTAAACTACCTGTTGCACCTGTTGGAGTTGTTGCTATTGTTAATGATCTTCCTATAGCTTTTGTTCTTCTCTTTCTTAAAAGAATATTATCTTGATCAGCATCTGTTGCTGCACTCTGTGAAACTTCAGCTGTTGTTGGAGATGATGCTGTTGGAGCTTGTACTATTTGACCACTTGTTCCCATTGCACCACCATTATCACGCATAACAACTTCTCTAGTTGTCATTGTGCCATCAGCTTTTCTATGTGCAATATTTTCAATACTAACACCAGGCATTAAATTTCCATAAGCATCTCTTGTACCAGATTGTCTTGCAGACATATAATCTGAAAAAACTTTATTTTGTTGATCTGCGGTAAGAGCAGCAAATTCAGATTGTGTATATCCAATATTTTTTTTAGCTTTACTAGATGTTAAAACTTTATCTGTAAAAAATTTTGAATTAACACCTGCACCATATACTGCGAGTGGAGATAAAATTTTAGCAGCTAAAACAGGAGCTTTAGCAACAGTTTCTTTTGTTCTATTAATTGTACCTTGTTGAAAATTTTTCAATCTAGTTTGTTCAGCATCTTTTTTAGTACCATACTGTTTTACAGTTTTACCTGCAACAGTAGTAGTTCCTGTCATTCCTGCTGGTCCATTACTTGGTCCACTTGCACTAGGTGATCCCATAATTATTTACCAAATGTTAAAGATGATTTAGTTTCTTTAGTATCTTTTTTGTTGTATACTTTTTCAACATCTACTGAAGATTTTAAATCATCTGAGTTATTAAATTTTATTTCTTCTTTTAAATATAAAATATCTTCTTGTTTCTTTTTAAACATTTCTTTAATTTTCTCAAACATTATTCTCCTAATAAAGTTTTAAGTTTTTCTTCTTTAGTTTCAGCAATACCTAGTGGACTAGTAAGAATAGTTTTCTTTCTACCCATTCTTCTTCTTTCAATCGCAGCTTGTTCCTTTTGGATTCTTGCTTCTTCTTCTGGCGACAGCTCCGCTGAAGGCGGTTCTGGCAAAGGTTGGACAGGCGGTAATGCTGGCATCTTTGGTTTAAAAATTGAACCCATATTAAATTATCCTATATTCATTATCCGCAACACTTTGTGGTGCAGATTGTTTTGCATTAATCTCTTGTAGTCCAACGCACAGATACCTCATGGCATCACAAGCATGGGAACTCCAATCATGCACAGGCTTTGATCTAAACATTCTGTTTTTATCAATATACTTCCTGTGGTAATGTCTTAACGCATCTATTAACTTTTTGCAATGGTCTACATCAATAAAACATCTAGGCAAGGTCATAGTGGTTGCGTGGATTCCATCTTCGAGTGGTATTTTTGGCACTACCTTAAACCGCACACCCAGTTGGTAGGCTACCTCTCTTCTGGTTTTACCATTTGAAAAATCAGTTACTTCAATGTCATGTGGTGCAAAATGATCTTTGTAGATGTAATCTTTTTCATTAATAACTTGCACATAGTGTGGCAAACCTTGACCTCGTTCCTCATAATAATCAATAATATTTACTGCTCTTCCTAATTGCTGAAAGAAGATTATGGCAGTATGATCTGATACCCCTAAATCCCAAGCAGTATTAACAGGTAAACTTGGATCGTATGGCACTCTTGCTATTTGCTTATCATCTTCCATTTTGGCAATCACATCCCCATAGATTGCACCCTCAATGTTGGCAATCCAATCACACTCAAACTCTTGTTGGTATTTCTTTTCACCCATTACTTCTTTTGCCTTGATAAGCTCCTCTTCATCTACAATCTTAGTCTCTGATGCTTTTGCCTTGTAGGAGAACCAATCTTCTGCACCTTGTGCGTGTTGAAATAATTCGTAAAAGTTGTTGTTCATTCCTGCTGGAGTACCAATAAATACGCAGTAACCTTTTCTATCTGATAGTGCAGGTCTAATAATTTCTGGGAATAGTTTTGAATTGACATTAGCATACTCATCGATGACACACCCATCTAGGTATATACCTCTTAACCCATCTGAGTTTTCTGCTCCAAGTAATGTTATCCTAGAACCATTAGGTAGATCTACTCTTAGTTCTGTTTCATTGAATTTAGTGTAGGGAATTTTTGCCGTGAACTGTTTCATGTAATCCCAAGCAATACTTTTTGCTTGTTTGAAGGTTGGTGCAATGTAAGCAAATCTTGGGTTCTTCTGATTGGACAGCAATGCTGACCTAATTAGGTGGTTGATCATACATACTGTTTTGCCAAATCTTCTATGGCATACAAGCACATTCCATCTGTATCTGGAGATCTGTTTGTGCAAATAGGATTGATGTCGTCTTGGTGTATAAGGTATTTTAATATCCATAAGTTCTAGTGAACTGATTTACTAGGCATCTCATAGCTTAATGAATTATATTCAAATCCTAGTCTATTCATCACATAGATTGTGAATAGTTCAGCTGAATCTGGGTTATCCATACCAAAGAACTTGATTACTACATTGTTTGTTTTCTCTTCAATGTAGCAAACACAATCCATATCTTCTGATGAAAAATAGTTCATATACCACATATAGCTTGTTTAAAATTGTTTTAAAGAAAAATTGTTGCTGTGCAAAACTAACTAACTGTGTGGCTAAGGGAGTCCTCGAGTCCCATGTATATATATATTATAAACGCACACCACTTTTGTGGGGGTAGGGGGTAGGCAAGTTTCAAAAATGTCGATCTATTTTATAAATATTATACAGTTTGTTGTAGTGATAAATAAATGTTATCGGAAGTAATAACATAAATTCTTTTAATTGATTGATATTATAGATAGGTCAGTAATACTGACCGATGTATTTACACACGCAACAGAAATTGAATGCGTTGAATATAAGAATAGCAACTTTTAATTCCTTTTAATCTTTTAATCACTTTCAACTTTAATCTATTGGTCCATTGTATTTAAGCAACACTATTGCATTTATGCAACACTTTATACTGCGTCAATCTGTCAATAATTATTTTTAATTTTATTATTGCAATATATTATCCATACTGTATAACTTAATTATAAACAAATAAAGAAAGGTAAAACAATGAATACATTACAATCAAAAAAAATTACTTTTACATACAATCATGTTGAAGTTGATTGGCACTTCGGAAATACATTTAATGTGTATTTTATCGATGAAATAGGAAATAGAGATCATAGAGAAGCGGATTGTTTTAGTGCTATGAATATTAAAACAATAGATCAAGCTCAAGAAATTAGTGATCAACATATA